GGGTCAATGGCAAACACCAACGCATCTGGAACAAATAACATACTCCGATATTTATGGGCAGACGCAGGTCCGTACCAGTTCGGCTCCTATATTGGTAATGGAAGTGCTAATGGCCCTATGATTTTCTTGAATGGTAGCCCAAAGGCTTTAACTGTTAAACGGTCTGATGGAGGTACTGAAAACTGGCGTATGAACGACACAGAAAACAGTCCATTTAACGTTGTTGATGATTTCTTAACACCCAATGCAACAGATGCAATAGTCTTGGCAAACTCTACTGTCCATACTGATTTTTTATCTAACGGAATAAAAAGTAGAGCGACCAGCGGTGGTAATAACGGAAGCGGTTTTACTTATATTTACACGGCATTTGGCATACAGCCTCTAACAGACGGATCTACCAATCAGGGCAGAGCAAGATAGTTTATAAGATTTCTTACTTCTCATAATAAAATATTATCCTAAAAAGAGAGCTCCAGTTGTTTATAAATAGATGTAAATGACTGGAGTTTTTTCATGGCAATTCCTAATTCTAGACAAGCATTCAAAGAATACTGCCTTCGCAGGCTTGGTTCCCCTGTTATCGATATCAATGTTGATGACGAACAGGTTGAGGACCGTATTGACGAAGCACTAAAATACTATCAGGATTATCATTTCGATGGTACTGAGCGTGTTTTACATAAGCATATTGTAACTGCTGCCGACAAGACCAATCGGTACATCACGATTCCAGAGTCGATCATAGGAATCAATACTATCTTACCAGTCGGGCAAGCATTACAATCCTCGAATCTGTTTAACATACGTTATCAGATTCACTTAAACGATCTATACGATCTTTCTGCAAGTTCATATGTTCCATATGTCACGGCTATGACCCATGTGAGTATGCTTCAAGAATTATTTGTAGGTCAAAAACCCATAAGATATAACCGTCATGTTGATAAGCTCCATATTGATATGGACTGGGATACTGATGTTCTATTGGGTCATTATATTATTGTCGATTGTTATTCAATAACAGACCCAGAAATTTATACAGATGTTTGGGGTGACCGTTGGTTATCTCGTTATGCAACTGCTATGATTAAACGTCAATGGGGTTCTAATTTAAGTAAATTTGAAGGAATGCAAATGCCAGGAGGATTGACTTTTAATAGTCAAAAGATATATGATGATGGTGAAGCAGAAATTCAAAAACTTGAAGAAGAAATGATTACATCTTACTCTCTTCCGGTATCTGATATGGTAGGATGATAGCATGCCTACAAATAAATATTTTACTCAATATGCTTATGGTAGAGAACAGGATCTTGTTGAAGATTTAATTATTGAATCTATCAAACAAACTGGGTACAGTCTTAAATATATTCCGAGAACAATTGTTCGTGATGATCCTTTATTTGGTGAAGACACATTGTCAAAATTTGATGATGCAATTGAACTTGAGATGTATATTAAAAGTGTAGAGGGATTTGAAGGACAAGGTGATTTTCTTTCCAAATTTAATTTACAGATAGACGATCAGATAACATTTACAGTTGCTAAAAAAAGATTTGATCAGGCTCGCTCAGAAAAGCTGACAACAGAAGTTGGATACAATTATCTTTTAGAGTCAGCAAGCACTACAACTCCATCAAGACAAAGACTGAGTGAAGATGGTTCTACAGATTCTATTGTTCTTGAAACAGCAACTGCTGATGGATATAATATTACTTCCAATAGACCAATGGAAGGTGACATTATATTTGAACCATTCTCTCGTAAACTTTTTGAAATAAAATTTGTAGAGCATGAAGCTGTTTTCTATCAATTAGGTAGATTACAAACCTATGATGTTCGGTGTGAAATCTTTAACTACAGCAGCGAAGAACTTGATACAGGTGATGCATACATCGATAGCATTGAAGATAAGTATAGTACAGATATGCTATTTTATGAGTTGTTACTTGAGGACGATACTAAATTATTGGATGAAAGTGGTGGTTCTATTCTACAAGAGTTTAGAATTGAAGCAACACAGCCTACTGCAAACAACGAATACTATTCTTCATCAGACCCAATATTTAAGTCAAGTTCAGTAATTGACTTCTCAGAAAGTAATCCCTTCAGTGAACAGGATCGATATTAATTATGTTTGGACAATATTACCACGGTACAATACGTAAATATATTATAGCATTTGGCAATCTTTTTAACGATATTGTTATAGCAAGATTAAATACTGCTGGAGAACGTATACAAGCAATTGAAGTTCCTATTGCGTATGGCCCAAAAGAAAAGTGGTTGGTTCGTTTAAAGCAAGACCCTAATCTTGAACAGAATATTGGTATTACATTACCTCGTATCGGGTTTGAAATTGTAAGTATGGCTTATGCACCGCAAAGAAAACTCGCTTCAACATTACAGAACGCTCATTTAAAAAATTCTGATTTAAATAAATTAAATTCACAGTACACGCCTGTTCCTTACGATTTAAATATTATGCTTTCTATTTTTGTTAAGAATGCTGACGATGGTGCACAAATACTAGAGCAGATTTTACCATACTTCCGTCCAGAGTTTACAACAAATATTCGCTTGATACCTGAGATGAATGTTGTTGTTGATACGCCAGTTGTTCTTCAAGATGTCTCAATAGAAGACACGTATGAAGGTGACTTTGATACACGGCGAGCATTAGTATATAATTTGAATTTTAATATGAAAGCATATATATATGGTCCAGTGTTCAGTCAAGGTATTATCAAAAGAGCCATTACAAATCTATTTGATGATCTCCCAGCCGACGCTGGTAATAAAGTTGAAAAAATAACAGTAAGTGCAGCTCAATATGCTAATGGTGCACCACTCACATCACCATCTGCTAATGCTTCACTATCTGTTGCAACAAGTGCAATCAGTGCTAACTCTGATTATGGTTTCTCAATGAACATAGACCAAGATCCTTATAATATGGAAAATTCATAATGAAAACAAACCTTGAAAAGAATATGGAATCAATATTCAATTTACCATCTGATACAAAAACAATAGCAGAATCTATTGATGAAACAAAAGAAAGTGTTCCAATAAAAATAATACCAAATGGTAGTGATGAGGTAATGGATGATTATTATTATGCGAGAGAAAATTTAAAAGAAATTATTTCAAGCGCACAACAATCGATTGCTGACCTATCTTCAATCGCATCTACATCAGAATCTCCCCGCGCATACGAAGTTCTCTCTACCATGATGAAAACAATTGTGGATGCAAATAAAGACCTTCTTGAACTTCAAAAGAGTGTAAAGAAACTTAAAGAAGAAGATAAGAAAGATAACCCTCAAAATGTTACTAACGCTCTTTATGTTGGTTCTACAGGTGATCTAATGAAGTTAATCAAAGATAATAACTAATCATTCACGCGGTACAATACCTATTATACTACGTTTAAAATTAATGTCAATAGAAAAGTGAAATAATGTCAGAAAATTATCTTGCTAATCCCAATTTAAAAAAAGCATATGTACCAATTGAATGGACTGAAGAACAAGTCCAAGAAGTTATCAAGTGTTCTAAAGACATCAATTATTTTATTAAAACATATGTAAAAATTATCAATCTAGATCGTGGTCTTATTAATTTTGAAATGTATCCGTTTCAAGAAGAAATGGCTGATATGATTGCTGATAATAGATTTACAGTTATAAAAACCTGCCGTCAGGCTGGTAAAACGACCACATCCGCAGCAGTTGTACTATGGCATGCATTATTCAATGAGTCGTACACGGTAGCGATTCTTGCTAATAAACTATCTACTGCCCGAGAGATACTTGCCCGTGTTCAGAGAGCGTTTGAATATCTCCCAAAATGGTTACAGCAGGGTGTGGTCGTTTGGAATAAAACAAATATGGAGCTTGAGAACGGTAGTCAGATAATTGCTTCATCAACTGCCTCATCTGCAATTCGTGGTTATTCTATTAACTTCCTATACCTCGATGAATTTGCATTTGTACCTCGTAATATTCAAGATGACTTCTTCACTTCAGTCTATCCTACTATTATATCTGGTACAAATACAAAAGTTGTTATTACTTCTACACCAAACGGTTTTGATTTGTTTTATAAAATATGGATTAATAGTGTAGAAGGCAGAAACGAATATGCAAACTTTGGAGTTAACTGGTGGGATGTTCCAGGGCGCGATGAGGATTGGAAAGAAAAGACTATTGCAAACACCAGCGAAGATCAGTTCCGTCAGGAATTTGAAGCTGAGTTTCTTGGTTCCGCTAACACACTTATCTCGCCAAATGTATTACGTTCTATTGCATTTACTACTCCAATGTCTACGCATTATGATGGCAGCTTATCAATATATAAAGAACCAGTTAAAGATGGGGTGTATTTTTGCGTTGTAGATACAGCTCGTGGCGTTGGTATTGATGCTTCTGCTTTTGTTATTATTGATGTTGCTTCGGTTCCATATGAGGTCGTT